AGAACAACAGCGCCTTAAACAATTTTTTCAGAAAACTGATCTCAGTCCTTGGCGCCTTGTTTGGGCCAAGGGGTGGCAAGTTTATGAATAATCCGCATGGCGCGTTTCAAGATTCAACAGACCAAACAGCAGCCAACACCACCACGGCCTATGCTGTTACATTCAACACGACAGATTTTTCCAATGGCGTGACAATTGCCAGCAATAGCAGAATTACTGTGCTTGATGCCGGAATCTGGAATTTGCAGTTTTCCATTCAGTTTAAGAACACTAGCAATGATGGTCAGGATGTTGATGTTTGGTTTCGCAAGAATGGGACAAACATTGCCAACTCAAACAGCAGATTTCACTTACCACAAAGAAAATCGTCAGGTGATCCAAGCCATTTGATTGCAGCCATGAATTTTTTTGTAAGCATGGCGGCCAACGATTATGTTGAAATTATGTGGCGCCCCACCAGCACTGCTGTAAGTTTGGAGCATTTCGACACTAGCACAAGCCCGACACGGCCAGCAGTGCCATCAGCCATTGTCACAATGAGTTTTGTGTCTAACTTACCAACAACATAGCCATGTACATACCACTCAAATTACCACCAGGCATTTACAGAAACGGCACTGAATATCAGGCAGCAGGCAGATGGTTTGACGCAAACCTTGTTCGCTGGTTTGAGAATACTTTGCGGCCCATGGGTGGCTGGCGAAAGAAGTCTGCCAGCCAGCTGACAGGATCATGCCGTGGACTGCTGACTTGGCGCGACAACACTGCTGACCGGTGGATCGCAGCTGGTACGCACTCGAAGCTCTATGCCCTCAATGAGGCCGGAACACTCAAAGACATCACCCCAACTAGCTTTACTGTGGGTGAGGCTGATGCGGTGGTCAAGACCGGCTATGGTTACTCAACTTATGGCAGCTTTGCCTATGGTGTGGCACGGCCAGACAGCTCCAGCATCACACCGGCCACGACATGGTCCATGGACACATGGGGTGAGTATTTGGTGGCCTGCTCCAATGCCGATGGCAAGCTCTATGAGTGGCAGCTCGGCTTTTCCACGCCTACCATTGCAGCTGCAATCACCAATGCCCCAACGAGCAACAAGGCGGTGCTTGTCACTTCCGAGCGCATCATGTTTGCCCTTGGCGCTGGTGGCAACCCAAGAAAAGTCCAGTGGTCAGACCAAGAAGACAACACTTCATGGACCCCGACAAACGACAACCAGGCAGGCGACTATGAGCTGGCCACGCCTGGCACATTGATCGCTGGCAAGAGGGTCAAGGGTCTAAACCTACTGTTTACCGATGTCGATGTCCACACGGCTCAGTACATTGGCGCCCCATTCGTCTATGGCTTTGAGAAGGCTGGAAGTGGCTGCGGCCTGATATCTGCCCAATCTGTGGCGGCCATTGACACTGCGGCCATTTGGATGAGCAAGTCTGGTTTCTGGATATATGACGGGTATGTCAAGCCACTGCCAAGTGATGTGTCGGACTATGTCTTTGGCAACATGAACTTCAACCAATCATCAAAAATCTATGCTGTCCACAACAGCAAGTTTGGTGAGATTTGGTGGTATTACCCAAGCAATTCAAGCAATGAGAATGACAGCTATGTCACCTATAACTACAGAGAAAACCATTGGAACATCGGCACATTAGGCAGAACAGCTGGCACTGATGCTGGCGTGTTTACCAATCCCTTGATGGTTTCAGCTGATGGCTATCTCTATGACCATGAGGTGGGTTTTGCTTATGATAGTGCCAGCATCTACGCTGAGTCTGGCCCAGTGCAAATTGGCAATGGCGACAATGTGATGTCTGTGCGTGAAATCATTCCAGATGAGCAGACCTTGGGTGAGGCGGTGGTGTCATTCAAAACCAGAAACTACCCAACTGGAGCGCAATCGACATTTGGACCATATACGGCAGCAAACCCAACTTCTGTCAGGTTTTCTGGCCGCCAAGTCAATGTCAAGGTGACTGGTGCGGTTTTGGCTGATTGGCGTATTGGGGTGATTAGGCTTGATGCTGTGGCTTCTGGAAAACGATGACAGACCGAATTTATGAGATCAACCGGTGTCGCCAATGGATTGAGGCGGCTTTAGAATACAGCGGTGGGACACATACGCTAGATGACATTGCTGCGGGGATTCTGTCAAATCGGTATCAATTGTGGCCAGGTCAGATTTCAGCAGTGGTGACAGAGGTGATTGTTTATCCGCAGCTAAAGGATTTGCACTTTTTTCTTGCTGGTGGTGATCTCGATGAATTGAAGAAGATGCGGCCTCATATTGAAAAATGGGGCAAGTCTGTCGGATGTACAAGGGTAACGCTGGCTGGCCGCAAGGGCTGGGAGCGTACATTTTTAAAAGACGAGGGATATGAGCCTCAGTGGTTTATTCTTTCAAAGGAGCTGATATGAGTTTAGGTGGCGCTTCAAGATATACAAATTTTGCTCAACCAAGTGACATGGGTTTGCTTGGCCAGCCATTGACACAATTTACTGGCGATGATCCTTACTCTCAGATCATGGCAGCCATGCCAGCATTTAGAAACCCATACGAGAATTTTGTCCCAGGCACTGCGCTTGGCGGCTTTGACCCAAATCTTTACACCAGCGCAATCCAAGACATTAACAACAATTTATATGGTGGCGATGGCAGCGGTGGGATGGCCGGAGGTGACAGCAGCCCTGGCGCCAGCATGGGTGATGGCGGTATATCCGGTGGCGGCGGTGGTGGCGCTGCCACTGATGGCGGCGAAGGCTTTTCTGCTGCCAACTCAGGCGATTTTGGTGACACCAGCAGCGTAAGTGATGGTGAAGGCAGTGTTGGCGATGGCGGTGTTTCTGGTGGTGGTGGTGGCGGCGCTGCTGACGATGGCGGCACTGGCTCTTCAGATGGCGCTGCTGCGGCTGGTGATGGTGGCTCTTCTGGCGGCGATGGTGGCGGCGATGGTGGGGCAGCTGGCGCTGCATGGGCCATGGGCGGTCTGATTGATCGCGTTGGTGGCCCCAACCCACCTGGTCCAGATGATGGCACTGGATACCTTGATCTTGGCGAATATGTCATCAGAAAATCTTCTGTCAAAAAATATGGCCGTGGACTTTTGGACATGATCAACGAAGGCAAAGTGCCTGCCAAAAAAATCAAATCTCTTTTAGATTAAAGGAACGCAAAATGTCAAAAGGTGGAAGTCAAACATCCTCAACATCAATTGACCCTGATGTTAAAAGAGCGTTTCTTGCGAACTTTGAGCAGGCAAAAAATGTCGCAGGCGCATTGCCCACGCAAGAATTTGCTGGATTCAATCCGATGTATGAGGCTGGCGAGCGCCAGCTAATCAATACAGGGTTGGCCGGACCAGGTCTTGCAAACATTGACCGAGCTGCTGAGATGACTGCGCAAGGCGCGCAGTATCAGCCTGGCATGGTTGGCGGCTTCAACGCAGGCCCAGCCTCTCTTGCTAGTGCGCAGGGTTATGGCGCAACCGATGTCAATGCTGCGCAGGCCAATATGGGCGACATCAGTCGCTACATGAACCCATACACCAGCGGAGTGATTGACACATCTTTGGCTGATATTGAAAAAGCAAGGGCTGCTGCATCTTCCAGAATTGGCCAGCAGGCAGCGGCAGCCAAGGCTTTTGGTGGATCACGCCAAGCCTTGGCCCAAGGCGCATCAAGTGGCCAATTTGCAGAGCAGGCCGCAAGGACTGCTGCCCAGCTTAGATCGCAAGGCTTTGATGTTGCAGCTAATCAGATGCAGCAAGACCTTGCACGGCAGCAGCAAGCTGCAATCCAAAACGCTGCACAGCGTACAGCGGCCTCTCAGTTTGGTGCTGGCGCTGCAAACCAAGCGGCACTTGCAAACGCAGCTGCACGAAATCAGATGGCGCAATTCAACACAAGCACCGGCCAGCAGGCAGCACTGGCTAACCAGCAGGCTGGCTTGCAGGGTGCGCAATTGCGACTTAGCGGTGCGAATCAGCTTGGCAACCAGGCAGCGCAGCAGCAGGCATTGCGTATGACTGGCGCTCAAGCGGTCATGGGAGCTGGTGGTGCGCGTCAGGCTCAGGACCAGCAGCGAATGGATGCCATTCGCAACATTGGCTTGCAACGCCTTGGCATTGTTCAATCAAGTCTTGGCGCAAACCCTGCCAACTTAGGAATGACAACCCAAACCCCATACACTCAAAACACTGGTGCTGGACTGCTTGGCGGCGCATTGGCTGGCTCTCAATTGGCTGGCCTGACCGGTGGCGCATTAAGCGCTGGTACTGGTGCTGGTCTTGGCGCATTGCTTGCCCTGATCTAACATGCCAAACACACCAACGCCAGAGCCACAACGCTACGCTGATGCGCAGCTGATGGCTTTGCTTGACCCATCAAGCAAGCGCGACACCATCCTGATCACGCCTGGATCACCTATGCCATCGCGCATCCCTGATGGGCTGACAGTAGCAAAGACTAGCAGGGGCATTGTGATCACCAGCGACCCATCCAAGGTCAAGATCATTGACCAAGGCTCTGAGCGTGATGTGGGCATGGCTCTGTTTGGCTATGCGCATGATCAGGCCAAGGGCTTTGACAATGTGGCGGTGGCCATGGATAGAAGCGGGACACCGGTGGCAGAATTGGCCATCAAGCCTGGTCAGG